CTACTGTGGCCCTTTTTTAACAACAACTGGCCCCTGTTCAATGTTCTGTTCCGCGCTGCCACCCGGGCCATGCTCCGCTTGGCCCGCAAACAGGACCCGATAGTCTGCATCTTCTGCGCCCTGCATACGTACGGTCACCAGCTCAACCAGCATCCGCACATTCACCAGTCCGTCACCCACGACGGACTGGATGTAAAGCTCGGCGTCTGGCACAACCTCTTTTTTTAAAAGCACGCAGCGGAAGAAATCTGGCTCGGTGCGGTCACCGACTGCGCTTCAGCAGTGCGCTGGCAGGCAGACACACCGCGGAGTTAGAGGCAGAAAGGCTGCATAGTATCGACCGGAAGCGATGGCTTCTGGCACAGGCCACAGGGTAAGTGCGTCTCAAAAAAACAATATCAGATCAAAAAAACAATCAAAGGTCATATTTTATTAACATAAAAGCCACAACCTCCCGCCATCATTGCGCTCCCGACGACAATATTAATGGCCAGAAAATGTTTAAAACAACGATTCAGTTTCCTAACCATCAAGTGTATATGCTGACTCAATTAGTCAATATCTATGGGTTGAGTTCTACCCAAAGTGGCTCTGTAGTCACTTCTTCTTACAGTATGTTCAGGTGTTGCAGGCACAGTTGTGGAGCGTAGATGCGTTGTTGGTTTACCATGCTCTGGTACATAAAAAACGCCAGTGCCATGGTAACCTGATATAGAAACGTTAATTCCGCGACGTTCAAACTCGGCATAGACGTGTTCTGCTAAAGACCTCTTTTGACCAAATAATGCCCTAGTCAACCAGCCACTATTGATATTTGAGGATTTCTCTATTTCATCAGGAGAGAAGTCTTTGTTTTTTACTATGTCGGCTGAGTTACAGGATGTTAATCTGATATCATCCATTTCATGAAGATTATGTTGAACAATGCGCTCAACAATATCTGCCGGCGATAGACATTCATCTCCGCACTTAAGAAGGGGTAGGCCAGCAGAACCGTCCCCTGACAGATAAATTTTTTTGTATTTTCCTGGTGTTAAATCATCTGGCAGGATGGTTTTCATCTCTGTCACTGCAATACTTATAGCTGCAGCAGCAACAACATCGCTATTACTTGATTGTAGATGGCTTTTATTTGCTCCAGGATATGTAAAGTCCATTTTTCTTTTATCAAAATCTTGTTTTGTATCATCATTCAGGAATAATAAATCATACGGTTTTTTTCCCGCTGTGACTCTTGAAACATTTTGACCAAGAATATTAAGAGTATATTCATTAACGGATTTCATTCCTAAAAAAACAATTAATCCTTCTTTCTCTTGAGCTTTTTCGATTGTTCTCCCTGCTAGAGTTGTTGGGATGGATTGAGATTGGTTTGTCGGAACTGATACGCTGGCGTTAATAGGTAGTAGGGATCTTATGCTAAACATACAACCTCTTTCTTAATTTGCGAACATGTTTAGGATTCTGTGTAAATGTCTTTTCTCAGAAGTGACCATCCAGGCGGTCACCGAACTCGATAATAAAGCTGATCATTGCCATTTGCCAGTTCTCAACGGCATTGTTCATGTCCGTGACCCGCCAATAATTGCCATCTACACCACTTTTTAGTAACTCATCTATCGGAGATAATTACCGGTCACTCGATATCTGGAGATACAGACGTATCAACATGATTGAGCGGCACACGATACTGCTTCCATGCCGCCAGTAACGATGCCTACTCATCCGTCGCAATATCTAAACCTGCAGCATCCTGAAGTGGTGCGATATGCTCACTGATAACAAATACCAGACCTATAGATTAAAAAAACACAATAACACGCTGCATCTGAAATAAAAATCTTAAAATAATTTATGTTTTTTAAGATTTTAATACTTTTTTATTTTACAAATAATGAATTAATCAGCTGTATATATACAGATTATTTGCTTCTTTCTTCCTATCACGCAATCTTCACAAAATATTACCACTGCAATGAACCTGTGCTATGCCTGTATAGCACGCCTCAGATAATCAGGAATCTCATTTCGTAGTTTCACAATATCAACATCCGAATCAATATGTTTCTGGTAAAACTTGTCCGCCAGCAAGTTTGCTATACTATCTGATGTACGATTCTTTACATCTCTGCTCATACCACCGTTAAGAGCATCCATTTTCTTGCAAAAAGAAGCACTTCCCATTATAGTATGATTAATAGAACTTTGTGCTGCCTTAACATCAAGAGCCAGTTCATATTCTTGACTCACAAGAGAAAAGACTCTTTTCCTCTCTTCAGTGGAGATTTTTACATTTTTTTGAAAGCAGTAATTATCAATCTCTTGGTTGATCACCCTTGAGGGATATACTATCCGCTCATCTTTTATCCAGCCATCAATATCTTTAGTACTCTGCTTGCCCACCATTTTCAATATGTTGCTACTAAATTTGTGAACAGAAAAGCGAATTGTCCGCTTCCCCATTGAGCATTTTACGACCTCATTTTTCTTCCCCCGGAAACAGTTCCAAAAGGAATTTTCTCTATGGCAACTTATCCCAAAAGAACTGAAAGACGTACCTGTAGCATTCATCAACAAAGCAATTCCTTTTTATAAAATTTTGTTTACAGGGCTGTGTAGCTGTGTTTATTCTAGTCAGAAAAATATGTATGTAAACAATATTCTGTTAAAGGTTGTATTGTTTGTATCATGACCATCACCTTTACTTTTGATACTTCTGTTGACTCTCACTCACCTCTGGTAGCATCCTGCAAGAACCTTATTTCTGTAGGAGATACACGGGGTATGTTTAACGTGGTAATTAACATAAAAAAACATTCAATAATTCATTCCTGCTTGTAGCCCCCCATCACATGAAATAAAATAATGATATCTAATTTAATAAAAATACATTTTTCAATTTAACTTTATCGTCATTAATTTATCTCCCTGTTGAATTAGCTCCTCTATCATCTACCTAACAAATATCCCCCGGACATTGCAACACAAAAAACCGGAGCCGGACTCCGGTTTTGTGAAGCTGTCGGCTATTTCATTCCGCCAATATTTTCCCACGTCCCGTCAGCACGCAGGATTTGCAGCGGTCTTACCACGCACTGTATCTGCTTTTTATCCGCATCCAGTATCACCACCTGCGTGATTACCCTGGCCTGCTCCGGAATAATACCATTCTCATCTGACTCCAGGATGTCTGCCGGTCCCAGTCGCAGTTGTGCTGTAAGCGACTGCACGTGTTCACGGCCATCATGCTTTCCGCAACCACACAGACGCTGCATAAGTTTTTTTAGTATATTCATGTCATTCTCCTGTTCTGCCTGTATCACTGCCCACTTCATCCAGCCCCTTAACATCCTGCCACGGCCCGTCACCAAACCTGACCTGCAAATGCTGAAACACCCCCTGAACCTGTGTGGCATCTTTGGGGTCAAGAAAGGTCAGTCCGGTGATGAGCGCACCATCTGTACCCGGGAACCAGCCATTGCTGTTTGTCTCAATAATGCTCGCCGGCCCCAGACGAAAACGGATTTGTGTCTCCCCCGGGTCGCCCTTCGGTCCCTGAGGTCCGGTTGCCCCCACCGGGCCAGCCGCACCTGTTTCTCCTTTCGGTCCCTGTGGGCCTGCCGCACCGGTATCTCCCTTTGGACCCTGTGGACCTGCATTTCCCGTCAGACCGGTCTCTCCCCGCTCTCCCCTGTCGCCTTTCGGCCCCTGCGGGCCTGCCGGACCAGTATCTCCTCTCGGCCCCCGTTCGCCGGTTGCCCCGACAGGGCCGGTGTCACCACGCTCTCCCTTATCCCCCTTCGGCCCCTGAGGGCCGGCGGGCCCCTGTTCCCCCTTTGGCCCGGGAGGTCCCACCACGGTGGGGATTCGGTTTACGGCTTCTTCCGCCGCTATCCTGCTTTGTTCCGCTGACTGTGCGCTTTCTGCTGACTCCCGGGCTTTTTCTGTTGCGGTCGTTGCATCCCTGGCTGCATTACCGGCTGCACTTTCTGCCGTCTTTTTTGACAATTCAGCATCTGCTGCACTTTGTGATGACTCAATGGCTTTTTGAGCGGCCGCAGAAGCCGAGGACGAGGACGCATCCTCTGACTGCTTTGCTGAGGCTGCACTTTCTGCCGCCTGCCGGGCTGACTCCGATGCCTCCCCTGCTGAAGTGTCAGCATTTGCAGCGCTCTCTTCTGCCTGACTGGCTGATATGCCGGCATTCCTCGCGGACGTCTCCGCCTCTCCGGCATTCTTCTTCGCCTCCTCAGCGTGACGCGCCGCTTCTTCCACCATCAGTTCAAAACGACGCAGTGCCTCCGGCCGGACGTCATCCTCCGACATGGCACCGAGAAAATCATTCAGCGTACCGGGTTGAGAATCTTCATACACGGTGATGGTCCCGGCATGTGACGGCGGGAATCCTTCCACCAACAGAATGACGCTGTACTGACCGTACTCAACGTCCATGCTGTAACGACCGGCTTCATCCGGATTTTCAGAGGCCACCGTGTTCACCACCACCGTGCTGCTGGTCCGTCTGGCTTTCAGTTGAATGGTGCAGTTCTCTACCGGTTTTCCTGTGCCGTCTTTCAGTACACCTGAAATCTTTACTGCCATATTCACCCCACAAAAAAGCCCGCCTGAACCGGCGGGCTGTCATAACACTGTGTTACCTGGCTAATCAGAATTTATAGCCAACACCCACGATGAAGCCGTCAGTGCGCCAGTCGCCACTGCCGGAACCTTCATAAGCGACATCAACGGCCACGGATTCGGCCGGGTTAAACTGCACGCCAGCTCCCCACGCCAGAGAGGTGTTACTGTGGCGAGCGTCATCACTTCCGGTCAGCACGTCGTGCGTTTTCCCCTTGTTGTCAGTTACGCGAAGATAATCCCCGGAGAAAGTCGACACACGGCTGTAAGCCACACCCGCCATCGCATACGCGCTGAGCCATTCATTCACGCGCACAGACGGCCCCGCCATTACGCTGAACCAGCGGTTACGCACTGAATCTTCATGCCAGCGGGTATCGCTGTAACGGATAATCTGGCGATTCTTGTCTCCTGCATAGCTGAATGACGTCACCAGCCCCAGCGTGTCCGTAAACTCATAACGGTATTTCACGTTAATGCCCTTCAGGTCATCGCTGCCTGGCATATCAGTATGGGTCTGAAGATACCCGGCGCTTAGTGTGGACTGATGCTCTGCTGCGCTCGCTGGCGTACCAGCGGCAACCAGCCAGACTACTGCGGACAGAATAACAGCACATAATTTACGCATAATTACCTCTCGCTTTTCTGCAATAAAAAAGGCGCCATTTCTGGCGCCCGTATATGGGTTATAAAATTCAGCTGATACTGATGCCTGCGGTGGCTTTCTTCATCACCACAACCAGCAAATCGCTGATACTTGCTGTGGGATACCAGTTATTCACCAGCCATGCTGACACCGAAAACTCCAGCGTCATGTGACCGTGACCGGCAGGCATATCAATAACGCCACTGTAAATCAGCGTATTATCCAGCGCGGTACGGTTATAAATTTCAGCACCGTTTTTCCGCACTATCAGACGGCATGAGGAGTAAATATCAGTATGCTCTCTCTCATGTTTAGCGCCACTGAATGCCACCGCCGGAATAACAATCTGCCGGTCAAACGGCTGATCGTCATAAACCCTGACAGTAATGGTCCCTGATGGCCACCGCTCCGGTGCACGGGAGTCCCGGGGGAAAGCTTTGCCCACTGTTTTAACGAGATCGCCTTCAATCTGGTTGGCGGACAGTTTTCCCAGAACCCGACAGTTCTCGTTAATCGTGACGTTGTTGAGCGTCCCGGCGTTCGCATTCACACTGCCACTGATATCCGCATTTTTAGCGGTCAGCTTTCCGTCTGATGTCAGGGAAAATGCCGGAGGATTGCCGCCACTGGTAATTGTGGGAGCAATAAGGGTCTTAATCAGCGCTTCATTGAGAAACGTCTGTCCCCCCTGCGTGACCAGTGCTGGAGTGGTGTTACCGTTCTCCGGATTAATGAACGCAATCCTGTCTGCCGCCAGCAGCACCTGACTCTGCATGCCGTCAGGGGTGTTCTCAATACCGGCACCAATACCCGCGATATAAAGGCGTCCGTCCTGCATCTGCTGCAGCTTCACAGCCCACATGCTGTTCAGGTTATTATTTGTATCAACCTGAACCTTCTGTATCTGCTGAATTGCCGCACTCTGGTCTTCCAGTTTCTTATTGACGGTCTGCGTGATTTCATTGCTGACATCCGTAATGGACGTCCTGATTTCAGCCAGGTCAGGCGCAAGCTGACCGTTATCAATCTGCGTCCACAGCTCCTGAGCCAGATGGGTTTTCCCTATCTCGCCTTTGAAAAAATCCAGATAACCGGATGCATCATCACTCGGCTGACCAACAGCCTCCACGAATGCCGATTTGCCAACGGTGTTCACACTGCGGATATAAAAGTAATAATCATGGCCCGGTTTGATATTGATACTGGCGGCTATCCAGTACAGCGCCGTACCAAGATAGCGGGCTGTGGTTTCTACCTGCCTGATATCGGTAATCCGCGTTTCCGAGAACCAGAACTCAAACTGTACCGTCGGGTCATAAACGGCAAGATGTGGCGTGGCGGTTATCTGAAAATAGCCCGGCGTCAGCTCAATCCGCGACGGCACTGCAGGTGCGGCAATCCGGAACGATACCGATGCCGGATCGCCCTGCTGCCCCCGGGCATTTACCGCCCGGACTGTCAGCCTGTAGTTCCCCAGCGCCAGTTGTGTGAAGCGGTATGTGGTTTCCGCCGTCCGGGCTGTGCTGACCAGCCGCTCACTGCCGTCATCCGCTGCCACGGTCAGGCGAAGCATGAAACTCACGCCCTTCACCACCTTCGGCGTATCCCAGCGGGCCAGTACCTGATACTCCCCGCTGTCTGCGGTAACTTCGGCAGTCAGGTGCTGCACTGCTGGCGGCGTGACACCATTCACCGTGCCGCTCTGGTCGCCGTCAAAGTGCGCCCCGTTATCCACGATGGCTTCTTTTTCCGGTACATGCTGCACGGCGGTGATGGCATACGTGCCGTCGTCGTTCTCACGGATACTCACGCAGCGGAACAGGCGCTGGCGCAGCGTCGGCAACTTCAGCCCCCACACACTGTATTCTGCAACGCCGTCAGGAACCCGGTTCACTTTCACCTTAAGTCCGTCGGTGACGGACTGGACCTCCACGCTGACCGGATTACCACTTCCGTCAACCAGGCTTATCAGCGTGGTACCGGAGGATGGCAGCGTGATTTCACGGTCGAGCGTCAGCGTCCGGGTCTGGCTGTTCACCGCCAGCACGCGACCACCGGTGCTGATACCGGCATAGTCATCATCGCAGATTTCAATGACATCGCCCGGTACATGGCGAAGCCCTTCAGCACCCACGCTGAAATCCACGGTCTGCGTCTCCAGCAGTTCCGTTTTAATCAGCCACAGCCCGGCGCGGTGTGCCTGCCCCCGGCTGGTACAGCCAAAGGCATCCATCTTCGTGACATTACGACCGTAACGGGCAATGGCCTGCGTATCTTCAACAAGCTCTGTCGCCGTCTCCCAGCCGTTGTCCGGGTCAATCCAGTTCACCTCAACGGCATTATGGCGGTCCTTCAGGGCGCTGAAGCTGTAGCGGAACGGCGCGCCATCATCCGGCATCACCACATTACTGCGGTTATAGGTCCACACCTTATCCGACGGTCGGTCCTGCACGAACGTCAGCGTCTGCCCGTTCCATACCGGCATACAGCGCATCGCCGAGCAGAAATCACTGAGCACATCCCACGCCTTGCGCTGTGTGGTCAGGTACGCATTACAGGTGATGCGCGGCTCCGTGCCGCCAAAGCCGTCCGGCACTGACTGGTCGCAGTACTGGCCGATGACATACAGCGCCCATTTGTCCACATCCGCCGCACCAAGACGTTTCCCCATGCCGTAGCGTGGATGGGTCAGCATATCCCACAGACACCAGGCCATGTTATTGCTGTATGCCGGTTTTAACGTTCCGTCCCAGATACCGCTGTATTGCCGCGTCTGCGGGTTATAGTTCGACGGCACCTGCAGAATGCGCCCGCGAAGATGATAATTACGGCTCACCTGCTGGCTGCCGAACTGCTCCGAATCCACCTGTACGCCGACCAGTGCCGTATTCGGGTAGCACTGTTTCACATCGATGATTTCGGTGTATGACGACCAGAGCGTTTTGTTCTGCAGCTGGTCTGTGGTGCTGTCCGGCGTCATCCTGCGCATCCGGATACTGAACGGGCGCGGCGGCAGGTTATCCACCACCACCGAGGCCAGATACTGCGAGGTGGTTTTGCCCTTAATGGTGATGTCTTTTTCCGTCACCCAGCCACCATTACGCTGTATCTGAACCAGCAGGCGAACTTCCGACGGATTCCGGTCCCCCTTTGAGGTGGTTTCCACCAGTGCCTGCACACCGAAGGTAAAGCGCAGTCGGTCAATGTTTGCCGACGTGATGGTCCGGGTGATCGGCGTGTCGTATTTCACTTCCGTACCCAGCACCGTCTCGGAGCCGGAGGATTCAAATCCCTCCGGCGGTGTCTGCTCCTGCTCACCGGCCCGGAACACCACCGTGACGCCGGAGATGTTGGTATTCCCCTCACTGTCCAGCACCGGCGTACTGTTCAGCAGCACGCTTTTTAATCCATCCACCGGACCTTCAATCGGCCCTTCGCTGATGGCATCGATCACACTCAGCAACTGCGTGGACTTCAGGTTGTCCTTCGTTTCGCGCGGAGTATGCCCCTTACTGCTGCCTTTACCCATTCCTCACGCTCCATAAACGACAAAACCGCCCGGAAGCGGTTTCACATAAAACGTTTTTCATCAACGACCAATCACCACAACCTGACCACCGTCCCCTTCGTCTGCCGTGCTGATCTCCTGAGAGACCACCCGCGACCCCACGCGCATTTCACCGTACAGAACGGGCAGAACATTGCCCTGGGCAACCATGTTATCCAGTGAGGAGAAATAGGTGTTCTGTTTGCCGTTATCTGTACTTGCTGCCGTGGGCGTCCTGGCTTTCGGTGCCAGCATCTGCGCCACTCCGCCCAGGATCATACTGGCCCCTGCCGCATACATGCCCGATACAGCCGCGGCACCCAGCCAGCCCACAGGGTTCCACCATGACACCGCAATCAGCGCCGCCCCCAGCACCACCTGAAACACACCGCCACTTTTAGCTCCCGCCAGACGCGGCACGATGTGGATCACGGCACCATTTGCCAGCGGCTCATTCAGACGGGCAGACAATTCGGTTTCACCTGCATCACGCCCGGCAATGCGTACCTGGTACCAGCCGTCGCTCAGTTTCTGACGAAACGCCGGGATCTGCATGGCCAGCGCCCGGATGGCTTCGGACCCCGTTTTCACTCGAAGGTCGATGCGGCGGCCAAATCGTTGTAAATCCCCGTAAAGGCAGATGCGTGCCATGCCCGGTGACGCCAGAGGGAGTGTGTGCGTCGCTGCCATTTGTCGGTGTACCTCTCTCGTTTGCTCAGTTGTTCAGGAATATGGTGCAGCAGCTCGCTGTCACCACAGTAAATGGCGGCATGATTCGGCACCGATGAACCAAAACAGCACAGCAGCACATCGCCCGGCTGCGCCGCTGACAACGGCACCTGATACAACCCTGTGGCCTCCAGATTATCCAGATAGAGATTCTGACCGTGACGCCACCAGTCATCCCCGCGATGAAAATCCGGCATCTCAATCCCCGCCAGATGGTAAGCATCCCGGAACAGCGTGTAACAGTCCGTCACCCCGTGCTCAAAGCGCCGCCCGGAAAGATGTGGCACACAGCGGAACTTGTGAATCGCCCCCCGGCAAACCAGCCACCACGGCAAATCACTCTGCACCTGCAGCCGCCGGTCGGTCTCACTCAGCCAGGGCAGACCACCGGGGTGGCTGTGGACCAGCGCCACAATCTCACCCTGCATCTCTGCCCGCAGCCAGTCCTCCGGCGACATCCGGAAATACGCCTCCGGCTCACCGGAGATATTCACGCAGGGAAAATATCTTTCCCCCTCCGGTGTTCTCACCACGAAGCCGCACGACTCTGCTGACGCACATCGCCGGGCGTGCGCCAGAATCGCTGATTCTGTCTCTGTCATGGGATTCACTGCGAAAGTTTGTTAATGGAAAGGAAGCCGCCAAAGTTGCCGACGTTATTGCGGAACTTACAACCGCTCAGGCATTTGCTGCATTTATCCTTCGTGATATCGGACGTTGGCTGGTCATATTCATCCGCGACCGCCGGACCGTTATAACCGCACTCATCACCGCGATAGGTCCAGGTGCAGGTGTTGGCCAGCATGATACGCCCCGGAAAAACAGCGCCATCCGTTTCCGTCGGCGTGGACAGTACAAAAGAGGCACTCACCGCGCTCAGTTCGCTGCACTGCTCAATGCGCCAGCGGCTGATCACCTCCTGCTCCGGATCGGCGTCACTGTTTCCGTTGACGAAGTTCACCGCATCCAGAAAACGGGCGTAAACCTTACGCCGGACCACCATTCCGCCGACCAGACTCTGCATATCTTCCACCATACCGGTGACCATGCCGTACAGGTTAGAGACTGCCAGCGTGGGCCGCGTACTGGTGCCTTTGCCATTCAGTTCAAAACCGCTCCCCTGAATGGGATACGCCTGATACTGCCTCCCCTGCCAGGTGACCGGCTCACCTTTTTCGTTCTGCTCATTACAGAAAAAATAACGTTCTCCACCGACCTCTGTCAGATCGATTTCCCAGAGCACCACGCTGGCCGACTGCTCCGCACGGGTGCATTCATTCAGTGTTTCCTGCCGGATATCCTGCATCAGTTCACCACCTGTTTAAACTCTGCGCTGAACTCAACACGCAACATACTGACCTGCGACGACCATTTTGCGCAGGTCACCTTTATCTGCCTGTAACCATAAGGCGGCGTCCACAGAAAGGCCTTCCAGCCCCCGTGCTCAGCCAGAAACGACTCCAGCGCCGTGGCCTCCTCACGGGAGACAGACAGCGTCACGCTGTACGTTTTCAGGTCAGCGTTCAGCCCGGCAGGCGCACGCTGGGAATAGCCATCACCAAAGCGCACCTCCCTGACGGAAGGAGCCGATGTCACATCCATCCCGGGTTTCACTTTCCAGCGGAAGGTTTTCATCGTCCACCTCCGGAGAACAGACCACCATCGCGCATCTGTGCCTGAATTTCATCACGGGCACCCTTGCGGGCCATGTCATACACAGCCTTCAGCGCCTGTGGTCCAATCTGCCCGTTCGTGCCGTCGTTGTTAATCACCACATGGTTATTCTGCTCAAACGTCCAGGACGCCTGCGACCGTCTGTCTGCCATGCTGCCCGGTGTACCGACATAACCGCCGGTGGCATAGCCGCGCATCAGCCGGTAAAGATTCCCCACGCCAATCCGGCTGGTTGCCTCCTTCGTGAAGACAAACTCACCACGGTGAACAATCCCCGCTGGCTCATATTTGCCGCCGGTTCCCGTAAATCCCCCGGTCGCAAAATGGAATTTCGCCGCAGCTGCCTGAATGGCTGTACCGCCTGACGCGGATGCGCCGCCACCAACAGCCCCGCCAATGGCGCTGCCGATACTCCCGACAATCCCCACCATTGCCTGCTTAAGCAGAATTTCTGTCATCATGGACAGCACGGAACGGGTGAAGCTGCGCCAGTTCTGCTCACTACCGGTCAGCATCGCCGCCATATTCTGTGCAATACCATCAAAGGTCTGCGTGGCTGCACTTTTTACCTGCGACATACTGTCCGTGGCGCTCTCTTCCCACTCACTCCAGCCGGACTTCAGGCCTGCCATCCAGCTCCCGCGAAGCTGGTCTTCAGCCGCCCAGGTCTTTTTCTGCTCTGACATGACGTTATTCAGCGCCAGCGGATTATCGCCATACTGTTCCTTCAGGCGCTGTTCCGTGGCTTCCCGTTCTGCCTGCCGGTCAGTCAGCCCCCGGCTTTTCGCATCAATGGCGGCCCGTTTTGCCCGTTGCTGCTGTGCGAATTTATCCGCCTGCTGCGCCAGCGCATTCAGGTGCTCCTGATAAGTAACCTTGTCACCAAGTGCAGCCAGCTGGCGTTTGTACTCCAGCGTCTCGTCTTTATGCGCCAGCAGGGATTTCTCCTGTGCAGACAGCTGGCGACGTTGCGCCGCCTCCTCCAGTACCACGAACTGACTCTCCGCCTTCCACAAATCCCGGCGCTGCTGGCTGATTTTCTCATTCGCTCCGGCATGCTTCTCCAGCGTCCGGAGTTCTGCCTGAAGCGTCAGAAGGGCAGCATGAGCACTGTCTTCCTGACGATCGCCCGCAGACACCTTCACGCCGGACTGTTTCGGCTTTTTCAGCGTCGCTTCATAATCCTTTTTCGCCGCCGCCATCAGCGTGTTGTAATCCGCCTGCAGGATTTTCCCGTCTTTCAGTGCCTTGTTCAGTTCTTCCTGACGGGCGGTATATTTCTCCAGCGGCGTCTGCAGCCGTTCGTAAGCCTTCTGCGCCTCTTCGGTATATTTCAGCCGTGACGCTTCGGTATCGCTCTGCTGCTGCGCATTTTTGTCCTGTTGACGCTGCTGCTCAGCCTTCTTTCGGGCGGCTTCAAGCGCAAGACGGGCCTTTTCACGATCATCCCAGTAACGCGCCCGCGCTTCATCGTTAACAAAATAATCATCCTTGCGCAGATTCCAGATGTCGTCTGCTTTCTTAAACGCAGCCTCTGCCTTAATCAGCATCTCCTGCGCAGTATCAGGACGACCAATATCCAGCACCGCATCCCACATGGATTTGAATGCCCGTGCTGTCCTCTCTGCCCAGCTCTCCAGCGTACCCATGTTCTCTTTCAGGCGGCGGGTCTGGTCATCAAACCCTTTCGTTGCGGCCTCGTTCGCCGCCTGCAATGCCCCGGCTTCATCGCCGGAACGCTGCAACTGAGCAACATACGCAATCTGCTCCGCCGTCACGTTATGGAACTGGCGTGCCATCGCTGTCAGCCCCGACGTCGGGTCTGTGGTCAGCTTCCCGAAGGCTTCAGCGACCTTGTCCACCTCCACGCCGGATGCAGAGGAGAAACGCGCCACACTCTGGCTAATGGACGCAATCTGAGCCTCACCGCTTACCCCCACCTTAACCAGTGCGCTGAGTGACTCGCTGGTCTGGTTAAACGTCAGCCCTGCCGCCTGCCCGGCTCTGGACAGGACCAGCATACGATCTGCCGTCAGCCCCGACTGATTGCCGGAAAGGACCAGCGTTTTGTTGAAATCGGACAGGGTTGAGTTGCCCTGATACCAGGCATACGCCAGCGCACCGGTCGCCACCGCCAGCGAGGTGGCCCCGACCATCGGCAGGGTGATCGCACCGGCAAGCCCCCGGAACATGGGGATCATCCCGCCGAAGGAGTCCTTCACCTGCCCCCCCTGTTGCAGCAGGATCAGCCACGGACTTTGCCCGCCTGCAAGCTGCGTGGCCACGTCGGTGAACTGTGCAGGCAGCATACGCATGGCGGCTTTATACTGCCCGACGGAAATCCCCGCTTTCTGTGCAGCCAGTGCCTGTCGGCTCAGCGACTGTTCAACGACTGCCGCTGTTTTTTTCGCATCACTTTCCGTACCGGAAAAATGACGCCTGACTCTGGCCATCTGCTCGTCAAATCTGGCCGCATCCAGACTCAAATCAACGACCAGATCGCCTACCGGTTCAGCCATACCGGACTCCTCCTGCGATCCCTTCTGATACTGTCATCAGCATTACGTCATCCTCCGTCATGTCCGCCACATCCGGGGAAGCGGGGATAACTTCATTCCCGTCCGGGCCAAAGCGGACGCCTCCGGCAAGCCCTGCCGCTTTCTGCATCAGCACATCATCTTCAGGCTCTTCGTCAGCCTCGCGCCGGTTCAGCAGACTGAAATCCAGCGGATGCATATCCGGATCGCTGAAAAACAGGCTGAGCACGGTGTACGTCAGCCCGGAAAAGTGCATATCCAGCAGAACATCATGAAAATAATGGGTACTGTAAAAGCGGTGCCAGTCGGCATACTCCGTGGATGACATCCCGGCAAGCATGGCACGCCAGTCGGGTCGCCCCATCTCACGCGCCAGTTTCAGGGCAAAACTCAGCTCACCGTCGAACACTTTCCCGCAGAAACAGGCTCTGCAGGCCCGGCGTCCTCTGCCTGTTCAGGAGCATCATTCACCACAAACTCATACATACCGGACAGCCGGTACACCACGTTTTCAGCATGAGAAATTGCCTCCGTGGGCCAGGTGGTAAGCACTTCCTGCTCAATCTGTTTAACGGCTTCATTCATGGAGGGCAGCTTTGTCTTCTGCGGATGGTTATGCCACAGGGACATCGCCACCACAAAAGCGCCGGTTCTGATGGCGTCTTCCACAGTAAACTTCCGGTTGCTGTCTGACTCCGCCTGTTCTGCCTGTCGTTTCATCAGGGCGAGATGCTCAATACGCTGCAGGGCTGACAGTTCAGAAAGCGTGACGGTCACGCCGTTATGTTCAAATGATTCGGTTTTCAGGAACATCGCTGATTCTCCGGATTAACTGGCGGTGACGTTGATTTCTGCAACCGCAGCAAACTCACCATTACCGGATACGACCGGAATGTTGACCTTGCCTGCAGCAACGCCGTTCACGGTGATGGTCATACCACTGACCGACACGGTGGCTTTTGTTTTATCCGCAGACACCGCACGGAAGCTCTTGTCGGTTGCGCCTTCCGGCTGGAATGCCACGGTCAGCGTGGTGCTCTGCCCTTTCACCACCGAGGTGCTGGCAGGCGTCACGGTCATGCCGGTTGCCGCTGTGACCGTGCTGCGATCTTCTGCCATCGACGGACGTCCCACGTTGGTGACTTTCACCGTGCGGGTGATCACTTCCTTCGCCGTCACCGCCTTACCGATACTGCTGACCCAGCCGCGGAACACATCGACCGTGCCGTTCGGGAAGCGGATTTTATAGGCACGGGTATCCCCTTCATTAAACCACGTCAGCAGCGCCTGCTGCCCCTGCTCTCCGGGCATCCACGCCAGCGTGAAGCTGGTATCTCCGGCAGATTTTTGCCCCTGCCCGGTCGCGGTCCAGTCTGCATCTTCATCATCGAGATAACTGTCGTCATAGGACTCAGCGGTCAGTTCGCCGGGCGTCAGGTCTTTAACTTTAGCCAGACGCGACCAGTCAACGTCTGAAAGCGGGTTCGCATAAGGGTCACCGTTCCCCTGATAAACCCACAGTGTGGTCCCGGCACCTTTCACCGGCATTACAGGATTTGGTACAGGCATATCGTCCTCACATTTCATAGGTAATGACATAAGTCAGATCGGCAGAACTCCACAGGCCCGCATCATCGTCGCGCCGGTAGTCATAGCCGCTGGCCACCATACTGGTGATCAAATCTGACAGTGCAGGGATATCGCTCATCACCGGATAAATCCGGGACTCCATCCACGCATCCAGCTCTGAATCCGGCACCTGAGCAGGCAGGAAAACTTCGATATGCAGCTCCGCCTGCCAGGTATCGCTGTCCAGCTCTTCGCCCGTGTATTCAGCGCCGGTGAGATAAACGGCAACTGCCGGAAAATCCGCCTCATCAAAAACAGCGGGGCGACCATCAAAAAACGTCGCCCCGGTGTCATGCTTCTCCAGTGCATCCAGTACGGCTGCACGGAGTTCAGTATGTTTCATCGCTTTATTACCATCCTCAGTTGATGCTGCAGCGCATAGCCCAGCTCTTTCGGAAGACGTTCACGCCGTATCCGCTCAATATTTTGTTTAAACGCCGTGGTCAGCGGCACCGCCATCGGGATTTTCACCACATCAATGGGGTAACGGTTTTTCCCGGCCACACGCTGCATGACATGCCACCGGCCATTTTTCAGTTGCTGAATAAACGCGCCGGGAATACGACGGTTTCCCACCACAAGCACGCTGTCGCCACCTTTCAGGGCTGAACGCTGCCCCTTTTTACGACGCCTGCGTCGGGACAGGACAACCCGCGCGTTACCCAGCCTGATTACGGGCAAATCCCCCCGGTTAATTTTGATTCTGGCCTGCGGATTTTTGACCGTGGCCCTTTTCAGCCTGGCCCTTTCCTTTACCAGTTTCCGGCGTACCTTTGTCTCACGGGCAACCTGTGACGCCGACTGCGATATCGCGGATGAAGCAACGCGGTTAATGGCCATTGCGGAGGCTCCGGGCACCGCCGTTTTGCTGATACGGCTGAGGTTTTCAACGGCCTGCTCAAGACCCTGTATGGCCATACATCCCCCTTTCAGCGACGACGGCTGGCGGCAGGTGGTTGCCCCCGGTTGAGCCAGAGATAACAACTCCCTCCGTCATCCGGAGAAACACGGTCCACCCAGAACATCTCGCCGTTAATGGTCAGCGTGTCACCACGCCGTACAGCACAAACCGTATCCGTAAGCACAAATAATGACGGGTTACTTCCTTCAATACGGATCCCACTACTGGCAAAACCCAGCGACTCCGGATCGTCAAAAACGCCATGAACCTCGCCGCCACGCTGTGCACCGGAGGTGAACTGCGCACTGATGCCCATCACTTCAACAATCGTACTGTCCACCCCGGCAAGGGCGGCATCAAAGGCATTCTGAAAATCACGCATAAACAGCCATTCCACCATCAACATGTGTTTTTGCATCTGAGGACATAATCAGAATCACCCGACCAACATCCGCAAGCTCAACGGATTCCCCCGTTTCACCATCAACGCCACAGAGATGGAGGCAGGTCAGAACTCTGATGCGCGTTAACGCGCCGGATGTTTCCTCACGAACATCATGAGCCGCGGTTTCCCGCTCCCGGATATCCATATTCATAACCTGTACATCATCGCCGGATGACTGCATTTCCTCTTCCCATTCTGCCACCCGCTGCGCTATCTCTGCGGCACTCCCGGATATATCCGGCTCACGCCCCAGAATCAGGGCCAGTTCATCAAGCCGTTTCAGATTTTGCTCTTTCGTTGCCATATCAGCCCCCTGTGAAAAAAGACACGGGGGCATTTCGCCCCCGCTCACGGATTATTTCACCTGTACCACCACAAACTCATCCGGGTCCGGCAACACCATCAGCGGCGCGGACTGCGTCATGGTAAATTCACGGGCGGGATCCCCTACCGTCAGCCAGTGTTTCGGATAACGGGAAGAGGCCACCACACCTTCGGACAACGCCTGAGCATCCTGAATGGCACCGTAACAACGGATCCCATCTGCAGCAGTATTCCCCAGAACCAGCATGCCATCTGGAAGATAACGTTTTTCGATACCGTCTTCTGCTATATAAGACGTTTTCGCCACCACAATGGCCAG